GCCATTTCTAAAATATATTTTCTTTGATGTGCTCTGTCAAACCACCATCCTAGATTTTGTTCTTGGTCTTCCATTTTTAATTTTCCTTTTATTAATTGAATTTCGAAAAAAGAGCGAGTACCCCGAAAGGCACCCGCTGAGTTTTTGGTTACTAGGCTAAATCAACCCAAACCAAATCACCTGAACGGCGAACTGTTACTTCTAAAGTGGCGATACCATCGGCAGAACCGCCGGTAATGCTGGTATTTACTACCATGCCGTTAAACATACAGAATGTTGCAGTAGTTCCCGGAGTGTTGCCGGTAGTTGTGTCAAAGGCAACCACAAAGCCACGGTCAGTGGTTCGTGCGTCATCGCGAAGGGCGACTGAAGTAGCATCGGCCATGTTCATCGCCAGAGAGAAAGTAAACTCTTGCGCCGTGCCTTGACCAAGTACGTGTGAAACTACAGGGCGGCCAATGATTGATAAATCTTGAATTGAATCTTCGTTAGATAGCGCTGAAAATTCAGTGACCCCATCAACAAAATTGCCAGCAATGGCAAAGGCTTCGGCTGCTGCTGAATCAAAAGTTGTGATGGCTGTCGCGTTGGTGTAGAGGCCAGAATTATGGCCAGAAAGAAAACCGGATGGTGCTGTCATGTTTATGACTCCTAAGTGATTACGTCAAGTTGTAAAGTCACCTGATAAAGAATAGGTGAAGTGCTTGTTGCCGTTTGGAAAGCGTTGATTATTTTGAGGCTTTTAAATAAAGTCCCTTGGATGATTCCGCTAGAATTGTTGTACTCCGCGTAAATCTGGTTTTGCATTGATATTGCTCGACTATAGCTGTCGGCATAAATATTAATGTCGTAAGTGGCTCGGGTTAGCTCCATGCTCCCCCCGATGCCGCCGGTTTTGAACCCGCCTAGCTGGGTAATCGTAACCGCCTCTTTTAACGCTGGATCTGCCTGTACTGGTTCAATGGGTACACCTGCAAATTCAGATTTTGTAGCTAGGTCAATTGCGAACGCTTCTAAACTCATAATACACGCCTCACTTCAAAAGTAATCGTTCGGTTTTTGTAAGCATCTTTGACAATGCCTGTAACGCTGTATTCTATAGAGTCTATGATTACAAAATCGACCGTTCTAACTGTTGCAATGGTGGGCGAGTAATAACAGCGAACGTGGTACGCTTCTTCTGTGGGCTGTAGGCCTCTGATCATTCGCTCGTCAAGACTAACGCTTAAAATGTCGGCGCCCGTGTTAAGTATTACCACGTTTGATGTCGTAGCAGTAGCCGAAAAGCTGCTGCCAGTTGTTGCCTTTGAAACAAAGCTTACCGGTCGTCGCATCATACCCAGTTTCTCCTATACGGTGCTAAAAGCCTCTCTGCGGTTATGTGGGCTTTCGAGCGGGAGCCTTCTATATTGTCGGCTCTGTCGTGGAATAGGTCAGAAATTATCATTAATACCGCTTGCTTAATAGCTTCGCTCTCTGCGGTGTTTAGGTTTGAAGTACTATAAGTAACTGTGATCGGGTTTGTGATCTGCGTCGATAAAGCAACTAAGGGTGCGGCGGTATACACTAAGGCCGCTGTTTCGCCTGAGCCGTCTATTATTGAGGCAGTTGTTAAGGTTCTTATTACATTCGATGCATCGTAATAAGTAACGGAGGGTGCGGGGCGGCTGTCTGCGAATCGCTTTGACAGCTCAAGCCGTGAATCCCATCCGTTGTAGTAGTCCACTATGGTGGAAGACTCTAATGACTCGCCTATAAAATTGCTGGCAAATGTAGATGCTACAATAATTAAGCGGGTTAAATATGTGTTATAAGTTGTGTCGCCAAAAAGTGACAAATGGTCTGATACTTCTTGGAGTGACACTACACCTGCGGAAAGACTGTATTTTACTTCCGACTTAATCGGCTTTTTCATTCTGTGAACTCCAAAAATTTAAAGGGTGTGGCGACCCCAAGGGGCCACCACGTTTTGCTTCTTTAATTACTAGGCTACAGTGTGGATAACTTCAAGACCTACCAGAGCTGCATCATCCCAGCCGCTGTTCTTGAATCGACCATCTGCGTAGTAAGTGTTAAAGCCGGGAGCAGTCTGATCATATTCATCAATTGCCAAGCCTTTACGCTCACAAATAGCCAGACCGCGGCTGAAGTCGCCGAAGTATGCCGCTACTTTACCTGCGCCATCTGCAACAGCGGTACCATTTGGAAGAATGCCATCGTCAAGATAGCCGTTAATCATTACGGGATAACCGAATACACGGCTAATTCCAGTAGTAGGGTCGAAGACCATACCGCCACCAGTAGCAATACTAGATTCAGTTAGCTTGGCGAACACGTTGGAAGAAACCATGAATACACCGTTGGTGCGGTAGGCTACGTCACAAGTTGCAAGCAAATCAGAAAGAATGCCAACAATGTTAGATCCATCAATAGGCAACTGAGTACCAGTAGTAGGCTCAACGTCCCAAATGACTTTGCCAGCGCCAGCAGTAGCTGCTTGGGTCTGGGTCTTGAGTACGGCTGCGGCGTCTTTTGCCTGAGCAACAGAGTACTTCTGTACAATCAAACCAGCGATAGTGTTACGGATACCGTCAATGTCTTCCAAGGAAGGGCGGCTAAACTGCATTTGAGAAACCCAGTTCTCAATGATTACGTTCTTAGCTACAACAGCGGAAGTATCACGGGCCAACAACTGTGCTTGAGTCTGTACGGTAGAGTCCGAAGTGAACTCGACGCCAGTTACGTTAGGCAAGCGGATAGAGCCGCCAGATACATTCAATACAGTAGCTTGAGCACGGAACGGGTTAAACTGCTCTAGTGTGTGGTAAGTGGCGTTAGAACCTACGCTGCGGGGGTCAGTTGCACCGACTGCTGCGTTATTGCCGGGTACTGCTTTAGTCAGGTCAAGGCTTAAACGCTTAACTACTGAACCGTTCTCGTGGTTGTAATCCTTAAACTCCATTGGTGCTGCTCCTTTGTAAATTACGGGGGATGTGGCTGCCATTTTGGCTTCCATTTCTTCGCGGATTTCCGCCTTTGCTGCTTCGATTGCTTCAACGTGGGCGCTCTTTACTTCGTCCAAGTCTGCGGCTTTTACCATGCCTTCCAGATCGGCTTTGTCTGCTTTCGCTTCTAGTGCTTCAGTCTTTACCATGCCTTCCAGATCGGCTTTATCAGCTTTCTCGGCAACCTGTGCGTCCATCATTCCTTTCAGTTGCTCGGCAACACTCATTTCAACTTCACTCATAAAATTAGTCCTTATACAAATTAATTAATTGGGCCATTACGTCTTCATTCTTTAGCTCGGCTTCCACTACATCGCGTAGGGTTGATTTGCCAGCGGAGATAAACGTCATAGCTTCTTTTCGGGAAAGACCAGCATCACGCAAGACTTTCTCAAGGCTTCTTAGGTCAATTTGACCCTCATCATTTTTGGCGGATACTATCTGCGCCTGGGGGTTGGCTGGTTGAATTACAATGGAGGTTTCAAATAATTCGATCTCCTTAAACAACCTGCCTCCGTTTTCAATGTCTTCATAATCCGAAGATCTGAAGCCAATAGAAACAGAGCCTACAGCACCCTTCTCAAGATAAACTTTTACGTCTTCGGCTTTGGAGACGCCTTTGTAAAGCTCTCCTGTTCCAATGACGCCTTTCTCGTCCACCTCAAATTTTGTCCAGCTTCCAATAATCTCATCTCGTTTATGTTCCCATAGCATAGGAATTGCGGAGTTTTCTTGGTCGTTAAACTGCTTTACAAAGTTATCTGCTGCGCCCTTGTCCATCACATCACCAACTAGATCGGCGTTGCCGAATGTGGTGACGTATGCTTTGAGCTCGCCAGCTTCAATATCAAACTTCTTAATTAACAGCGGAGAATCCACTGACTTAACAATCATTTCTGAACTAGCCATGTTTCATCAGCTCCGGTTATTTTCTTAGTTTTCTCAAAGTACGCTTTCAAGACAAGTTTAGTTTCACCGGTCTTTGAGTTGCGTAGCTCTACATAGTTGCCGCTTGCGATTTCGTGCGGGATGCTCTTTGTCTCATAGCTATTCATCTGGCATATCTCCTAAATTTCCGTCATCGGTTGCCTCTTCGCCCGCTCGGTCTCCCGGTTGTGCTGGGGGTGCTGGGGGTGCTGAGGTGTGGCCTAGCTCGTCTACCCCTTCGCCCTCAATCCGTGTTAACCCTATAAAGGCCCGGGCTTCGTTCGGGGTCATAATAGCAGCCCCTGCGACTGCTGTAGAGGCAATGGTGACTTGAGATGCAAGATCTCCCTTGATCATAGCGCCAGCATCAAACCGAATATCCGTAGTGCCTGTGGTTAGGTTATGACTAAAGGCCTGCTCGATATTGTACAGAATAGGGGCGAATGTATCTCGGTACATAGATGCCAAACGGGCGCTTTGATTCGAATACTTTTCATCTGCCATGCCACCCACAAGACTCGCGGGCACCCTGAATAGGGCTGCAATCTCGTTTATAAGGTGTGTACGGAGTGCTCTTAGGTCTGCATCTGCGGGGGTGCTGCCCTTCATGGCTGTCATCTTGCCACCCTCTAGGACTGCTATGCCGCCACGCCTGCTGCCACCTTGGCCAAAGCTGGCCTTCAGTTGCTTGTATAAAGCTTCTCGGCTGGTGTCGTCAAGGGCTGCCGCCATCTCAACTGAGTAGTTGACAGACACACCATTAGCAAAAGTTTCTGACATTAGCTGATCTGCGGCGTTCAAAGCTCCAATGCGCTCGGCGGCACAAAGTACACGGGATAACCCTGTAACATCATGGCCCGCAACATCGCGAATATGGATAATCTCTTTGTTTAGCATTACACCGAAAGACGAATGTCGATAAACAGGGATTCCAAACTTGTTAGCGGATACGGCCATATCATCGGGGTCTACTGGGATCATCTCGATGACCCTACCGTTAGGTGCTCGGACTACTCGGGTAAAACTGTTTCCGTAAACCAGTAGGTCTTTTACTAGGGCTGCTTTAAATTCGTAGCCTGTCTGGAAACTGTTGGGGCGCTTGAGTATTATGTTAAGCTGATTCCCATCGGCCTTGTTTTCTCCTGACCAGACCTGCAACGGAAGCTGGGCAATACCTTGAGCGATTACGTTTACGCAAGATAAGACTGTGGCATTTTTTAAAGCGTTCTCTGTGGTTACACTTTGACCGCTCTTTGTTGTTGAGCTTGCGGCATTAAAGAAAACCCCAGCGTGGGGGCTTCCTTGGCCTTCCGGCTTGTTGCGGCCTAAAATCATATCGATTAAACTGCGATTGTCAGCCATGCGGCCTCCTTATTATAAGTCTATGAAACCGAAATTAAAGGTCTCGGGTTTGTTTGCATTACCTGCCGCGGCTGATACAGCCATGATCAAAGCAACAATACTATCAATCTTTAGGTTTTGATCATCCCCTTTTCGAACTTTGATATTGGCATTGAGATCCGTGTAAACAGCGCAGTTACTGAGCTGCCATAAAAAGAAAGGGTTGCCATCATGTTTCAAGCGTTCTTCTGTAATCCAAACCTCGGTTTCCTTTGAGGGTGCTGAGAGGTGGCTTATCCCTTGTCTCACCATTAGCACCGGTAAGCCTTTATCTTCAAGCTCATTGACCAATTGCGTAGCATTGTACGGATCGGCACATATAGAGTGTACACTGTGCTGTTTGCAACTCTGTTCAATGAAACTCTGGATCTGGCGATAGTCCGTTGTCAGCCCCTCTGTAATCTTCAACACCCCCGACTCGATAGCCTGGAGATACATCGGGCGAATATGTGGCGGCGCATTATCTACGGCGGACTGTGGCAGCCACGTCATGAAGTCAACGGAATACTGGCCGTGCCCATTATCCCATACCCGAGTAACCGCACAAAGGTCGCGAGTCTGTGCCAAATCCAGCCCTAAATAGCACGGGCCTTCTCGGACTACTTGGCCAACTGAGTTTTCCCAATGTTTTACATCAATCCACGCCGAGCTACTGCTCTGCCATAAGTTGAAGTGCTTCACAAGAACGCCGGGGCGCTGGGCAACCACTGCATCCGCTTGGTTAACTTGGGACTGTAGGTAATCAGTGTTAATGCTCACATTCAGATTAGGGTTAGCTTTAAGCCATACCGTTGGATCTCTCCAATCGTCCTGCTCGTCTAGGGTATAGATCATAGCAAAAATGCGATCATCAGCCAGGCGACCTTTTAAGATGCTTTCCGCGTAGCTGCGTTTCTCATAGTAGGAAGTGACTTTGCTAAAGTAAGCCGTGGTAATATAGATAATCAAAGGGCTCAATCGGGCACCTACGGCGCTCGTCATAACGCCAATAATGTTCCGATCTTCAATAGCTCCGGCCTCATCTATTATTACCAGAGAAGGGTTTAAACCATCGAGGCTTTTAGAATCTCGGGCCAGCGGTTTGAAGCTGCTAAATCGCTCATCGCACTTAATCGCTGAAACGGTTTGTGACAGCTTCCCAGATAAACGGGTGTCCATCTTCTTAGCCATCTCGCCAGCGGAGTCCCACACAATCTTGGCCTGATCGGTTTTTGTGGCGACAGAATACACTTCTGCACCTGCATCACCAAACAGCAACTCGTAGAGGGCAATGGCGGAGCAAATAAAACTCTTTCCGTTCTTGCGGGCAACCTCAATTAAAACCTCTCGAAATCGCCTTTCGTTTTTATTGGATCGCCTGCGCCACCCGAAGACCTGCGAGAATAGAAACAACTGCCATGGTTCCAAGTCAAAAGACTTCCCGGCAAGCTCACCCTTTACGTGCTTAATGTAAGTACAAAACTGCAAGAAATGGTTTGCCGCGGGGGCACTAAAGACCCAAGTGGATTCAGGGTTTTCCTCGGATTCCTTTAGGTCCTCCAAGGCCCTTTGGCAAGCTTGGGTTACAAGAACACCTGCAACCACTCTGCCCGCCACAACGTCCCTCGCGTACTGCCATGCTTTATCAAGTTGCTCCATGATCAACCCCCCTTTCGAAAGATCGCATCAAAGTTAGAATTGAATTTCTCGGTGTCTTCGCTTTGACGCCGGTGGGTGCCTTTGGTGCTGCCCTTCATTTGGGAACCGCTGGGCACCAAGGCCATGCCATCTTTGCCAATGTTTACGCCCGACTGCTTATGAGTAATCGAGCGGGCTTTCGGTAACTCTTTGGCCTTGGCTTCCTCTTTGTCTTTCTTGCCAAATATAGCACCCCAGTTACTTTCAAACTTTGCCTTGTCTGTAGGGCGGGGTGCGGAGCCCTTGCCACCGTGAGTAGCACCGGCAGCCATTAGGCTTGCGCCTTTTCTTTGGCCAGCTTGTTGGCTTTGCGGGTTGCTGCTCGCTTTGCGTTGGCGGCTTTCTTCTTGGCCTGCTTCTTCGCTTCGGCGATTTGCTCAAGGGTCACCACTGGCGCCTTCATTTCCCGAGCCATTGCAACCTCTTCATCAGTGTAAGAATCAACGGTTACCACGTAAGGCGTAGGGGAGGGCGGGTAGAAAAGGCTAGGCGGGAGCAGCATCTTTAAAAATTCGATTAACTTTGACATATTATGTATTCCTCTTTTGATTTTGATTTGTTTGGTTTAGGGTCTTGGAATCAGGTAGTCTAGCTTTCTTTCTATTCGGTCGAGTTGCTTTGTTACGTGGATCATGTCGCGTTCCACCGGTGCCACTGTTGCCAGTGATACCGCATAGGATGCCGCGGTTAATGCTGAGGTAAAAGCTACTATAGCTATGACTTTTTGGAATTCCATTTCGGCTGCCTGTTGTTAGTGAGTAAAGTTAAATAAGTTGTCGAGTGCGGTGTCACCGGTTGACTCTGATGCGGCCAGTTCGTCGGCCTTGTTTCTTGTGCTGGGTGTTACTTGGAACTCTTTTAAGATTTTATAAATCTCGGCGTGAGCTTCACCAATCAAACGGGAAGCCAGCGCTCTGCCTATTAAGGCGCTAGGACCATCAGTGGCATAAGCAAGTGAGCAGTCTTGTAGGAACTGGTACTGCTGGGCGAGGGAGGCTACAAGGGTTGAGTCAATGGACTCGGTGACCCCTGCGTTCTTGAGCTTCTTGGCAATGTGGCCATGGATCTCTTCGAGTGTTTTGGTTTCCCCTAGTATGTACCAATCCGGTGAGACTAACTTCCCTTTTATTTTTGTGGGGGGTGGGGTTATAACGCTCATTGAACGGTTGCCACCTCCTGATTTTCCAGCTACGCCTGCCATGGTATCTCCTTGTTTTAATTATGTTTGTTTTTATTCCATTTAGTTCTAAGCAGGGCGCTTAAAAATTGATTTGTATAAAATTAATTACCCCCGATGCCTCAGAGCATTTAGGGAAAAGATTTTATGGGATTTTTCTTCAAAATAAAATAATTTTTCCTATTACTCAAGGGAGCGCACTATATTGGTGCGTCTTCATTAATGATAACAACCTCTGCATCAGTCTTGATCACCACCCTAGCCCCACACGATAGCAGCGGCTTATCATTGCCACCGTATATAACAGTGCTCGGCCCGTGTATCTCTACCGCATGGCCGTAGGTGTTAGTCTTACCATCCTTCACAGTCAGCACCGGCTTATTCTCGTTGTGCTTCTTATTAGATCTAATGATGTGCTGATTGACGTGGATGTACTTAATGGGTCACCTCCTGATTATTTAAGTGTTGTTACAGCCCCAGTATTGAGGTCAATGATGATTAGCTTCAGGTAGTCATACACCACGCCCCGCTTCTCGTGCTGGGTCTTTCTACTGTGGCACCCCTTGCATAAGCCTTGCATGTTAGAAAGGGTAGCTGATAGCTGTGGGCTGTGGCTGATAGGGTAGATGTGGTCAACCTCTGCTGCTGGCCTAGTGGTGCCGTAATGGTTACAACAGGCACATAAGGGCTGTTGTGATAGCACCAGCTCCCTAAGACCTCGCCACCTAGCAGAACCATAGAAGTTGCGGTTATGGGCGCCCCTGTAGCGTGGCTTCCCCTCTAGCGCCTTCGTGGCTGTATGCTTGGCACATAGGGTGCCTGATGTTACCGGTGCTGCACATCTGGAACATTTGTAAATCATACGAAACACCCCTATTAATTTATCCCTCTCTTCGATACTCCAGTTCCTCTTGCATTACTTTGTACAGTGCTGGGCGCATCATGTTTCGCAGTATTTCACTCATCACTTAATCACCTTTTCAAATATCACTTATAAGCGCATACACGCCTATATTAGCTACTCTATATCATAAGTGATACATGATTAGCCCTTCTATATAAAACAGCTTAGGAAGCCCCTAGAGGCCTCCTGGGGTCACTGCTATACAGGCTCACCTACTTTACAAGGGTAGCCGCTGCCAATCTCCCATAACACCGCGGCTTTCTCTTCTGCGTTAGCACTTCGCATAGTTCCGTGGAAAGCTACTAGGGCTTCAATGGCTTTATAATCAACAACACCTTTGCGGCTCATCATGCGCTCGGCTTGCTCAGTAACGATATTTAAAAGTACGTTTTTCATAATCTTTATCTCTGTTTCGTTGAATGTGCGCCTATTATAACGCACCCGGTAACCCTGTCAACACTTATTTCAATTATCTTTTATTTAAGGGTAGATAATCTTCAAAATCTATTAGGGACACTGCCCTTAACTTGTACCTAAGTATACCTAAGATACTCTATCAACTACTACTTCTATTTCTTTGTTAGTCGTTGTAGGTTGTACCTTAGTATACTTATGTAATCTTAGGTGGTTTCCCTAAGAGACAGACCTTCCCTAGATACCCCATAGGGCACCCGTGTATACTGTTGTTTCTCCCGTGTACCTAGGATACATATAAGGCCACATCTTATGGCTAACCGGTATTATATGATTACTCCGGTTATTCGTCTGTCTCTTAGTGCAAACCACTAAAAACCATACCCCAGCTACTACCACTTAAAGTGAGAGGTAGGGGGTTTCGAATCTTACTTATATAGCGCCGATTCTCATCAGTGATTTGCGCTTGCCTACAAAGTAGGACTTATCCTTGTCGGGACTATTCTTCTCTATAATGGGTAGTTTTAACTTTTAAGCCTTAAAATCCCGAAGAACACCCACAGAGCCGTAACTCTGGGGTGGTAGAAAGGTCATAATTTGGATTTACTTTAGAAACCGTATTCTACGGCGACCAGTGATTATGTCTCTTCTATAATGGGTAGTTTTAACTTTTTGAGCTAAATATAACGAAAAAGACCCCGAAGGGCCATAATAGTGGTAGCTGTAGGGTTAGCAGATAAAGTAATCAGTGCTTGCCAGCTCCGACACATCCCAACGGCCTGAGGGTGGTAATGGGCGCTTCACGTTAAACGCCGATTCACAAAGGGTTTCGAAGTTATCTCTGCAAGCAACCGCGGCATACGCGTCCCTCGCTGAGTTGACTAGTTCTGCCATGTGACCCATAGGCACACAGAATTGATCGTGTATGGCTGCAACTGGTAGCTCCTCGGGTATCCCATTGACTATCATAGTAAGCATGGCCGCATCTAAACTATGCACAATGCCCGGTGCAATACTGTTTTTGTGGCCTGCTTTGTTTGGCTCGCCTGTTGGAATGTGTACCTTTAGCCCTAGTGCCTCCCCGCCTATAACGCCAGTAATTGTCTCCTCGTATGTCTTTTCTTTAACCTGAAAGGCTCTGAAGTTAGTCTGGGGGATCACCCAAGAAAGCATTGGCCCCTCTTCCGCAAAGTCCACACCGTCCCTAAGATACGCCAGTATCCCCATAGACTTCTTTGCAGACTCTACGCACTTATCATAGATTAAGCCACCCACCACAGAACAATCAGCAAAGTTTAACGCCTCCATCTCGGGTATCCCGTGATCCATTTGGTCGGTTTTAGTAATCTCGCCTGACCCGTATCGTGTACCGCTGTACGGTAATACCATGCAAATGCGCTTTGTGATCTTGCGAAACCCTTTGTGGCCTTCGGGGAGATTAGCCAAATCGGCGATAGCGTCAAGGTTGGCGTATTGCTGAAGCTTCAAAGGGATGCTGTCGAGTGTAAGACCTTTTAAACCTTGCTGCACAAACTTACCAACGTACCTATAGAGGTCGCCAGGTTTACCGTCTGGAGTAGCTGATATATTGACGTACTCTGCAACCTCGTCATCCTTGGCGATCATTGCCAGGATTTGGTTACCCGAGGAAGTGCTATCGAGGCCCAACATGATCCCAGTAAGAAAAACGCCGTCATACGCTAGGTACTTTGCCAGATCCTGACAGCAAGCAATAAACTGATAATACGTCTTCTTTTCACGGTGAACCCCTAGGCACTCAATAAGATCATAGTTACCTACAGGATCACTACCAATGGCTCTCAAGGTCTCAATGTTATCATCGACCCATTTAACCCGATCATCAAAAGTTAGCTTGTCTTCGCCAGCGCAGTTTGCCAAGTGTATCCAAAAATCAGTTTGTACTAGTGGCACCTTATCTTTGAGCACTAACAACGCCTTGGCGATATCGGCACCCTGCGGGCTTAGGTGAGGCGCTAAAGCGTACTGTCGACCCCTTCCACAAAAGTTGTGCGTAAAATGCAATTCGTGGCCGAGGTACTCAATGGCTAAATCGTGGATAGTGTTAAAGACGCTACGCTTTTCATGTAGGCCAATAGTCTTCGCTGCTGCCTTCCTACGGGACTTTGATGCCTTTTCGTTACCTAGGGCACGGTAAGCGGCGCTAAGGCTCTCAGGGGTCGAGAGTGCCCCTAATGGTGAGTTAGTTTCGTCGATAATGTTAGCGTATGCCAGCAAGTCACCGTTGATTTCCCACGCTGTAGCGCCGAGGCGGTTGATTGCCCTATACATTAGCGGAATTTGCTCAAGGGTGTAGTGGTGCAGCATATTCACTTGATCCGCACGTTTAACCAATGGCACCAAAATCCCCTTTTCAAAGCGGGTTGGCGTTGTCCAAGGTCTGAAGGGTTTACGAGGGTCGCAGTATATATCCTTTTCGGTTCCCTCGGTTTCCACAAGTATTTCAATAAACCAGCTTTCTTTCTTAACCAGCTTATTCCCTTTTTCCTCGATCTGCTCGCGTTTAATAGCCTTCACCACTCCGACCTTCGCGAACCAATCCAGAATTTCTATACCCGTCTTAATGATGCCCTTCGTGCCCACAAGGTCCACGCCTAAGCCATTCGCCATCCGTGTAGTGAGCCTGCGGGCCATCGCAGTAGCGGGCACTTCGGCGATATCGGAGCTAACCAGCACCGAAAACAGCTTCTCTAGTATGTCTTCGAGTAGCTCTTCTTTAATAGCGGCAAATACTAGCTTTCTCGTGAAGCATCGGTAACCCCGGCTTTTGTAGTCGGTAGCCTCGATCACTTCAAGCAATTCGTCCATTACGTTTTTCATAGTATAGCCCTTTTGATTTGGTTTAGGTCTATCGGGTGTAGAGCTTGCGAGAGGCTGATTTCTGCGCTCTCAAGGTCTTGCGTACATCCTTACACTTCTTGTAACGGGTTGGTGTACGTATCGCCGCAAGGGGTAGATCACGGGTTTCTTCAATTTTTACATTATTCATGGTTTTTCTCTCTGTAGTTTTTTTTTTTGGAAATTTTTCTCGCTGCTACTATTATGGGGGCACCGGGTAACATTGTCAACCCCTAAATTAAAAATCTTTTCCGGTTAAAGTGTTAGTTGCATAAGAAAAGCGGGATTTTGCCGTCTTAATTCCTGGGGGAGCCTGAGAGCGCCTGTCGGACTCTTTGCGGGCTTCATGGTAATCGTAGGGGGATACATCCAGATCAGTCAGCAATTCGTTTAGATCGCTGTCTGATAGGTCTCGGATGATTGCTTCGCGTATTCCGTGCATTTTACAACCACTCCCCATCTTCTTTCATTTCGTTGATTGCTTCAATTGCGACGTCACTTAGGAAATCAATTTCGGCTTCGCTTACTACTATGATCCAAGCTTGTGGAAGGCTTTTAATGAAGTTGTAAGCTTTTGTGATTTGTGACATTTCAGTGCTTTGAAATCCGGCCCATGCTGCTTTTAGTGTTTCGATTTGCTTAGTGTTCATAATCTTTATCTCTTTAGTTGATTAGGGTCTTTCTCGTCTTGATGGTGCTATTTTAATAGAACCCGGTAACCCTGTCAACACTTATTTCAATTATTTTCAAAATAACTTTGGCCCCGGAGGGCCGTTGGTGTTCTTTAGATCGCCAGCGCCTGAGCTAGGTGGCGGAAATAGTGGCCGATGTCGCCATTTTTAAAATCAATCTGAACCAGTACATTTTTAATTCCAGCTTTTTCTTCTAAGCTTGCGCCCATAATAGCGTTCAAAACTACATCATAGTTCATCATGTTTACGCCGCTCGGGCCTTCAACATCAAAAGTCATTTCAGTGTCAAAAGATTTTTCGTCAAGTAATTTGTTAAGCCAGATTGCGAAGGTTGCGTTAGTCATAATCTTTCTCTCTTTAGTTGGTTAGGGTCTTTCTCGTCTTGATGGTGCTATTTTAATAGAACCCGGTAACCCTGTCAACACTTATTTCAATTATTTTCAAAATAACTTTGGCCCCGTAGGGCCGTTGGTGTTTTTTAAAATGCTGCTTCGATTTCGTCAAAGTTAGAATAAGCGAGGCGGGCGCAATCCATCAAGCTGCGAGCAATAAGGCGGCGGTCATTCATCATTTCTTCCGTCATGTAACCTAAATCGAGGTGTGCGTTGTCCAGGTTGGTAATTTCAGTGATCATCCACTCGTTATTAAGGGCGTAGGCGAGGATAGCTAAAGCGCTGTTGTGGTCGTTTACGTCAGTGGCTTCAGTGATGTTGGCGAGGGTTGCGGCGTTTAAGTTAGTCATAATCTTTATCTCTTTAGTTGGTTAGGGTCTTTCTCGTCTTGATGGTGCTATTTTAATAGAACCCGGTAACCCTGTCAACACTTATTTCAATTATTTTCAAAATAACTTTGGCCCCGGAGGGCCGTTGGTGTTTTTACGAATTTCGTTTTAAAACTTCGGCATAAAACAAATCATAAAATTCTTGCATTTGGGCCTGTAGCTGCTCGGGGAAAACTTCCGGGTACTTAACCCACATGGCCAGAAGGTCTTTAATTCCAAAACGGTCGCCTTGCTTCCACTCAACACCCGCTGTTTCGGTAGCGTCACCCATAACTTTAATTGCTTTGTTCATGTTGGCCATCACACGCTTGTTGTTAAATAATTCCATGATCTTTCTCTCTTTAGTTGGTTAGGGTCTTTCTCGTCTTGATGGTGCTATTTTAATAGAACCCGGTAACCTTGTCAACACTTATTTCATTTATTTTTAAAATAACTTTGGCCCCGTAGGGCCGTTGGTGTTCTTTAGATCGCCAGCTAGTGCAATATCGACTCTCCTAGTTGTTGTGGTCAATAATTGCGTTATAGGCTTGCCGCTTAGTTGGGAAGATAGAGACATAGAAGGCAGGTTCCCCAGTACACTCGGACACTACATGCCAGCCGGTTTTACGCTTAAATACCTCATATCCGAGAGTAGGATAGTCAGTAATCCTAACAGAATAGTGGTCATGCCATTTTTTAGTAGTTAATCCCATCATCGTCTGCATTCCTGTATTTAGTTAGTGTTTCTCGTCTTGATGGTGCTATTTTAATAGAACCCGGTAACCTTGTCAACACTTATTTCATTTATTTTTAAAATATCTTTGGCCCCGGAGGGCCTTGCTTGAATTAGACACCTGTAAGAGCTGTCAGCGGAAGGGAGATTTCGCCTAAACATACTTGTGAATAGTTTGCAGGATTGACACCTTTGAGCTGGGCATACTCTTCATTGTTAATTGTTCTAAATCCTATAATTACGAAGGTTCCTGCTCTGCGGCCTTTTACTATTTGGTTTAATTTGAACATTTTTTTAACCCTTTAAGTAGTTAGTGTTTCTCGTCTTGATGGTGCTATTATAGGGGCACCCGGTAACCCTGTCAACACTTATTTCAATTATTTTTGTTGTAACCTGCAAATAAAAGATTGTAAGACCATACGGGATTCAAAAGAGTTGCGGCCAGATTTTAACGCAATTAGAAGGTGCTTAACTTCGAAAGTATCCGCTAAAACAATGGCGTTGTTGATTAGTTGCTCATTATAAGAATAGCCCATTACGATGTTTTGAAGGTTGTTAATTTCTGAGTTAGTCATTTTCTTTTTCTCTGTTTGGTTAATATGGGCCTATTTTAATAGAACCCGGTAACCCTGTCAACACTTATTTGCACATTTCGTATATTTCTTTTTCTAGCTTAAACGCTTCGACTTCGTGGCCCTGCTCAAAGTACGGCACTTCTGTCATCTTCTCGCCTTTCCAATACATATCAGCCTTGATATAACTTAGGTCGCCCCTAAAAAGCTGCTGGGCGTGAATCATTTCATGGGCGAGGGCTTTGAGCTTGTCGGTTAAGCTGCTGCCCTCGTTTAGCTCAATACAGGCGCTCTCATGGTCTCCATAGATAGCCCCGTCAATGTCCCCGAGTACCTCGTATTCAATGAATACATCTGTCTCCCCGTAGCTGTCAAGGCCGAGGTGGTCGGCGACTCTGTAGGCGTATTCTTTTAATTCTGCTGGGGCGTGAATAAAAATCATGGGGTTCTCCGTGGTTTAGTCGAGTAGGTCGGGCTGGTTACCGTCAACGTAATACATTTGGTTTTTAATGGCCTCTATGGTTCTGAGGTTGTCCCGGTTGTCGGCTTCAAGGGATTCTATCATACGCTGAAGGGTCTTGATAGACGCCTGCCGCCTTCTAGCGTCCCACCTGATCGCTAGGTTACGTAATAGTTTATTCACCTTCCAGCTCGCCACAAGTCCAGCTTACGTATCGTGCAACTCTTTTATTGGTCTTGGTGTACAGGTTAGCGCCGTTATTACCTAGCTCTCCTGAACAATCAAGGCGATGTCCGGTAGTAAAATTAATTCGGTCAACTCCTACAGATTTTACAGTAAAAGTTTTAACGTATTCCATTTCAGTCCCTGATAGGCCTTCTACTGTAACGAGATCGCCAATGTTTAGTTCAGTTGAGTAATTCATAATCTTTTTCTCTGTTTGGTTAATATGCGCCTATTTTAAGGGCACCCGGTAACCTTGTCAACCCCTAAATCGAAAAAAAATACGGAAGACCCGAAGGCCTCCCGTGTTTTCTACATCAGTCTGATCAAGCTATCAGAGAGGACTACAATAGCCGCCCACCCTATCAAACACGAATAACAAATTACTCTTTTACTTCTCAAACCTTTTAATACTCCTATATTTCGCAATGGCCCGCACTGCAAGCCAGTTGCTTGTCGCTAGTGGTGTTGTCGCTTTTCTCATACTCAGGCAACCTTGAATAGTCTACGTTGATTTCTGCGGGCAACTTTGTAGATGTCTCGTAGGGCGTCTGCTGGTATGTTCCTGTGTCGAACGGTAGAAAGCTAAGGCCGCCTACATTGTCGAAGTTCTTATAAACCCACTCCCCGACCTCTGGCCACTCGTGGTCACGCACTGAGATGGTCACCGACGGGTTGTGGTCTGTCCAATGTTTCTTATACGTTAACCAAATTTCCAGAAACTCTACAGCCGTGAAGTCGTCCCGCGTACACTCGCCAGCCCGATCAATGCCAAACTCGAAAACGTGGGCATCTTTGTTGTAAAAATCAGTTTGCCCCGGTACGCCTGCATCTATCATTAGCTGAGTCAGCGGGTCTTTCTTGTCGTTTCGTACTCTGCGGATATATGACGAAGCATGGGCGGGGTGTATACCACTTGAGACGCCGCACAATTGCGACACGGTGCCCGAGGGCTTTACAGTGGTCACTGAAGCCGATTTAGGGACGCCCAGAATCCTGGCATATGCTACGTTAGTATTGTTTGCAACGGCTCTTAGGGACGTTAAACGGGCCTCTAAATCGCTTTCCTTGCCGTTGGTTAACTTGTTCCCCATAATGCCCGTGAGAGATACGCCGAGTAGTCGTTCTTCCTTGGTGTTGGTGATCCATTTTTGGGATAATCCTTTGATCCCGTCAAACGTGCTTTGAATCGTGCCAATAATCGACGCTAAGGCTACCTTGTTCCCGAGGGTTTCTTGGGTATCTTCAGGCCTGATCACCACTTCCGAGAGGTTGCAAAATTGCCCGTTTCTGAGCAGAATCTCCCCGCAAGGATTTGTTCCCATTATCTTGGTTTCGTCCCTGCCGATCTCTTTGCACTTTTTCTTGGCGGATAGCATGTTTACGATCCCGCGTTCCCCAGAACCAGATGCCACGATTGTTCCCCATTCCTTGTCCCACTCCTCTGCCGTTGGTTTAGTTTCGTACACTGCGGAGTTATTTGCCAGCGCATATTCCCCGTGGTTTACCCACCACTCACCTGTTTTAGCTTCTGCCATAGATTTATCGTCAAGGTCAGAGAGAGAGATCAACGCCGAGCGCCGTACACCGCCCACAACTACCACCTCCGCGATTTTGCAAACGATACCATGACATTCTGCGGTCTTCAGCCTACGGCCTCCAGCGGCTGTAAAAATGCGGTCTATGTACTCGTGCAAAGATACCAGGGGCGCTGGGCCTGAAGCTCTGCCACCAAAGGTCTTGAGACGTTCGCCCGCTGCCCTGATTTTGCTGTAGTCGTAAACCACATGATACCCACCAGCCAGGAGCGCAATCCCCTCAAATACCGAATCTCTCCAGCCTTCTTTGCTGTCCTCGATTTCTACCGTGATAAGATCGTTACCCTTTCTCTCGATAACGGGTAAGCGGTTCATTGATTCCTGTTTAACAGAAAAACCCACGCCCGTTCCGTGCATCAGAATATAGAGAATCTCAGAAAAAGATTCAAGGCTGTCAATATCAGTAAAGGCGCAGTTATAAAGGGCAATGTGGTTTAAGTCTAGTGCCTTCCCTGCTGTCATCATAACCCGCATTGATGGCATCACATCACGGTTTAGCATGGCTGTACGTAGCTCTCCCCACGGGATGTGGTGGTTGTTTTTGGTTTGAGCTTGAAACGCCCTGATCACTCGGTCTATTGTTTCTGGCCATTGCTCCCTACGGCCCTCCCCTTCAATCCAGCGGGCGTAGCGGCTGAGATAAATGAATTCCTCATATGATGAAAATTGGCGATACTCGGCGGCGGTGGTGGTGGTCATTGTGTCCCCTTAAAAATTAGTTAGATTTTGCGTTAGATTGTGCAAAGAATTCCACGCCCGGCTTCTCGAAAAATACTTCTACGTATTCCGAGATCCTTGAACGGATATTCTTTTTAGCAGTTTTTGAGCAATAACCACAGCGGGTGGTGTGTGCTCGAATTACATCAGATTTTCTTACAGTGGTTTCTACGCCACAGCTACACTGTGCCAAAAAGTGCAGGTGCTGGCTGTCACCGGTGCGAAACCAATTCAAGATGAGTAGGTCACCAAATTTCTGGCCAATATATTTGTTGTTATTTGGTCTCATATTTTATACCTCTATTTAAAATGGGGATAATGCTGGCCATCATGCGACCCAGAAAGTGCCGCTGAAATCTTTTGGCGGGTCTCTGGAGTGTGCTTGGTGGGGCCAAGAAACTTTTGGCCAGCTATGGATTTGTTGAAGTTGTTGGGGTTGTGAATAACGTCTTCGAATATCTGCAAAGTTGTCTCAGCTAAAGATAGGCTATTACGATCCCCGCAAAGCATCAGCACATCAAAGCTAAACAGGTTAGCATAATTTGGCCCTGCCGCTTCTATCTCGGCTTTGAGACCTTTCGAGCTACTCATATAGTAGGGCCATGGGTTGCTTTTTGTGTGAAAGCTTTTCTGGCCGATGTAGTCCTTGCCGTCAGCTACTCGCGTAATCCGATACAGAAACCCGTAGGGTTTTTCTAAAGTCGTCTCCAGACATTGCCCAAAAGTCCAATGGGTACAGGTCGTTTTTATTACGTCTAATGAAAGCAAGATTGGCGGTTTCGTTGTACGCCGCTTGCGTGTTATCGGTTTTGTTGTTTTCAATCCAAACCTCCTTGGTCTTTTTAAAATTCTCCTCTAATCCATGGTACGGGTTAATAATGCCAGCAGTTTTGACCGGCCCCCATCCGTTAAGGCCTTTTATCCCGTCTACACTGTCTCCCATCACAAATTGCTGTAGTAGGAAAGTATACGCTCGTCTCTCGCCTACCTTGTCGATTTGGTGGCTTCTGAGGTTGTAGAACAAGCCAGGATAGGTTTTTAAATCCTTATCAACAGTGGCGATAATCCAAGGCTTCCCTTGCTCGTCTAGCTCCGCCGCACGGATCAGCAAATAATCATCGGCTTCCCCTCCGGGAGATCCTCGGGAATTGTCCCACGTTAACACCGCGGCTTTTAGCTCCGACATAAACGGCGGGGATTCTTTGCCCTTTCGGTTGGATTTATAAACGGGGTACAGGTTTTTCCTGAAGTTCTCCCCGTCAGACGATAAAAAGATTTCTACAGTATCCGCAAAACAGGCGTCCTTTGTATCTTCGATAATATCGTTGTAGTGGTTAATAGCCGACTCTAGCGTTGCCGTTTCATTTCGCCAGAGAGCCAGATAAAGAACAACGTCGCCATCAATGAGTACGTGCATGTGGGGGCGCCTCTTCTTCTGTTTGAACGATAAGAGATCCGTCAAGAGTCCACCCACAAGCTCTAATGAACGTCTCACAAAATTCTAGCATCTCGGGGAGTGATGCATCTCTCTCATGCAAAACGTGGGTGACGCTAATATCGGGTGAACTGCCAATTTCACACTCATAAGGGTATTGGCTTAAAACTATATATGGTTTTTGCATTTGGGTTTCTCCTATTTAGATTGATCAACAAGTTCTTTAACGAATACGCCATTTTCCATGCGGCCTTTGCGGTGCTGGATGTCTCCATAGGCGTGGCTAAGGCACTCTGTAAGCGTTAGGCCGTTGCGGGTGGCAATGTTACATAGCACAACCATTATGTCCCCTATGGAATCTACTGGGCTTTGTGCAAACTGAATTTCCATACGCAACTCTTCAACCTCTTCTAACAGCTTCCCTTCGAATTGCTGGATGTCGCTGCTGCCGTCAATAAGGTTTCGAGCGTAGTGCCACGCAATTACTTTTTCCTCTACTGCTTCAAAATTCATATTATTCCCCTATTTGGTTAGTGAACATCGTACCAAGAATTTCCGACCTGAGCCGTGCCACCCATGGCGATATTCAAGTTATATTTTTCGGTTACATACGGGCCTAAACAGTACTCCAGGATCTCTCCAACCCGCTGAGTATCCTTGTCTGCGACGTCACAGTTGATTTCATCGTGGTAAAACGCTATGACCTTGGCGTCTAATCCTTCTGCCTTAATCATCCTTACAGCTTCAACACAAGCAGCCTTGCAAGTTACCGCCTCGAAGCCCTGAAGTAGTGCGTTAAAGGCTTTATGGTCTTCACAGTATATCCGGCGACCATCTAGGCCATAGATAAACCCACGGCTAAAAGTGTGGCGGTTGACCATCCACTGATATTTTAGATTATCAATGGCGGGCTTTAGTCCCTCGTAAGCGCTTTCCATCTTCGCCCGTAACGCTGGGCCGTCCCCTTTCATGCCTGCGGTTTCGCCTAGTTTATTATCACCAGCGCCAAAGATTAAGGCATAAGTCAGGTTTTTAACTACAGGCCGCGAAACGCCTACAATGTTCGCTGTGCGTGTATGGATGTCTGTACCGTCATCGTTTGAGCCACTGACAATAGCCTTGCTCACCTCGGGGTTATTCACATAATGAGCCATCCCGCGGAGCTGGTTGCCGTCAGAGTCAGCCGCTACAATTGAGCGACCCGCCGCCGAGTGGAATAAGCTTCGAATCTCTTTACCTAAGACAGCATAGGCGCCGGGAACGTTAACAATGCCAGCATGGCGACAACGGTAGGTATTTGTACCCACTGTAAACGCCCTACACGACAGGTGGCCGTCTTCACGTATGTTCTTAAAGATACCAGTGATAAAGCCCCTACGGGATCGTAAGACCCGCCAGTGTGCCACGGATTTTCCTAGGTCACCTTTGATACTGTCGTAGCTGTCTTCGGTAAGCTTGGGGGACTTCTTGAAAAACTTACCTTCCTCAGTGCGTCCCCAATTCCACTCGGTCGGCACCCACCCGTTTTCCAACAGTAGATTAATGACCGCTTCGTTATTGCCGAGCTTCATATCTACAATTCGAAAACGCTGATAAGGGCTGACAACTTCACGGTCTCCGAACCAGTCGCGGGTGACTCTATCCCAAGCACCACTTAAAAGGCGCTTGGCTTCTCGGGGTTCTTTGTCAAGATACACCTTTTGAGGCTTTAGCAGTGGCTCAACTTCAAGCTCTATTTTGGACATCTCGACTTCAATATAAGCCAAAAGTTTCTTAGCTGCTACCGTGTCAATTAGCCAGCCGTTAGCCTCCTGATCTGCCATTGCCAGCGCCAGATCATGTTCTAGCTTTATAGCTTGGCCGTAGTTGGGGGAGGCTGCAACAATCGCTTTGATTTCTTGCATCATATAGCGGTACATTTTTACGTTAATTGATACGTCAGAGATACAGCGCTCCCGCATTTCAATGGAATACTCCAGCCAGCTAGGATCTTCGTGCTTCTCTTCACCTCCTAAAAATTGACTCCATACCTTCATGTTATGCTTGCCAGCAAACTTATTCTTCACTAGATGGTCGAACTGTGGGCGCTCGAAATCGTTCATCTGTGAGAGTAGCATTGTATCTACCAGCTTTTGAGATTTGGCAGGCTGCCAGTTGCAAAGCTTTTTTAATACGGGTAAATCATAAGAAATGATATTGTGGCCTATAAGTACATCAGCCAAGCTGAGGTAAGCCAGCCCCTCAGAGATAGAGGGGTAGCCGTCCTCGTAATCAGTAAAGAACCCTTTATCTCCGTCAAGGTCTTCTGTAGCAATCATCCAGATGATGTCTGGGTTTAAACCGTTGGTTTCTGCGTCGAATATAACCTTTAATGGTTTCATAAAGACCTCTTTTAGTTTTATTTGTAGTTTTGGCTGTCGATAAACACGGAGACCAGCACGGCCCCCACGATCATAAACACAATATCAATAAGCATCGCAGTCGTCTGTGCTAGTGTCGTCAGCATCAAACGCATCAAAGCCTTCAAGAATTGCGCTGCCTGCTGCTTTGTATTCGACCAGCTTTGTAATTTGCACCGACTCCAATCGAACGCCTACGCCTTGGCGACCGTTAAAATCGTAGTCAAAAGTTCGGACTTTCACGTTACCCACAGAGCCATTACCAATAATTGAAACGTCTTCAATTGGCATTATATCCCTACCTACAACGGGGACGGGCTTATTAGGCTGGCCGTTTTTCTGCTCGCATAGCTTTTTGACGTTAATCTTGAACATTAAACCGGTGTCGTCACTGTCAGGCTTTGGGGTGAGTCCTGCTGCCTTCCACTCTTCGGCTTGTGACTTGTCTCTAGTAATAGCTTGCAGGTTCCATTGTGGGGTTGCTTTATCAAAACCTCCATCTGGGTTTTCTGGTTCAAGGTGTGCCCACATAATTTCAACATTTTTTAAGATCATTCTTTATTTCTCCTGTTTAGTTTTATAATCGTTTATTATCATATCAATATAATCTCTAGCTTTTAGCAAGTCTTCTACGCCGTTTTTGTTGGTGTGTCGGAACACGTATTTAATGACGTTGGCCTCTCTAAAAGGGATTTCGTTTGATGTGATAAATTCTATTGGCTGAATACCGCCTTCTTTAATGTAATGCGTACCGCCTACCTGAGTCTTTCGGGTTTCCCCAAAGTCTCGGCAGTATTTAACTTTCTCTTCGTTTACCCCGTAAATATTTTCTAGGGTCTTTTTGGTTGCCGCGTCCCACTCTGCGGGCGTAGCTTCATCTAATACGCTCATGGTTTGCCCTCGTCCTCTATTTCCATACAGTCGCAACAGTCTTGCAATATCTTATAAGCTTCACTTTCTAGCGGGTTCATATCAAGCCCCCGGAATAGGGTATTGACGCCATCTAAGACCGCATAGGGGTCAATCATATAATCGGTGCCTGTATACTCGCCACCGTCTGAAAGGGCTTCTAGCGTGGCAATGATAGCCTCGTCAAGGTTAACCATGGCGCCCGCGTTTAACATCCGCCCAAATGCTGCGGTCCTTTCATCCTCTTCAATAGCGCCTATAAAGTCTTGAATATTGCTCATAGTGTATCAACCTCGCTTGTGATTTTATCTATCATTTTTATTGTAGCCTTTGACGCTTGGACCGGCAGACAGATTGCAGACCAACAAGTCGCCAAAAGCCCCACTATAACCATAGTCGGAAAAAGCAACACGTACAATAGTGCTTTCATTTTTATTCCTCCGTTGTAAATCCGTTAGAATCAAAAGCCCCTTCCGCCCGCTTGAGGCGTCCGGTGGCGTGGTCGAATTGATAACACCCCGCCCACCCAGTTGCGCCTGTCCAGCGGTCTTTTAGAACCTTTACTTTTACTGTGTGTCTTTCACGTTCTGATTCGGCTGATAGGTTTCTCGATAGTGCGATGACTTGCGCAGAAATCTGTTTTAGCGAACCTGAACCCCTTAAATCGTCCATACTAATATCACCGCCATCCTCGAATGACGTATTACCACCTCCCACCTTTCGCAGGTGACTGATACAGGTAATGTGTACATCGTGTTTCTTGGTGATCTTGAGTAATTGCGACATTAAACTATCTATGGCTTGATTAGTATTACCATCACGCGACTCAGATACAGCAATGGTAATATGATCAAGAACAAGATGCCGACACCCAGATAAAGCAAGAAATTCCAGTTTATCGACCAAAGAAGTATCTTCACAACTCCCTTGATGATCAAGCATAAGAACTCTACCAGTGCCCAAAGTGCGATCAAACGCAGCTTTTTCTTCTTCAATAGATACATCCACACCCGGAAGTCCGACCCTCTTAGATAAATCGAGACTGAGGAACCCCCTAACAGTTTCGCTTGTGCTCTCCTCCAAGCTAACAAGTCCAATCTGATCCTGAGTAGTGCGCAAGATGTGGTAGATATTCTCTTTAACGAATGTAGTTTTACCGCATCCAGTGCCACTAGTAAGCATCGTAATGCTGCCCGAGCGTGTTCCATGGATCTTTTCGTTAAGTGCCTCAAGAAACGGCGGAAACGACTGGTACTCTGCGTCTTTTTCACTTTGATATATCTCCCAGGTGTCTTTTGCGTTAATTATGCCCGCGGGTTGCCATTTTGCCGCATTCCAAACAGCGCTTGATATACCCTTGGCCCCGAGGGCTACGTATTCATCAGAGGCGTCTTTTGTGGTTAGCTTTGCAATCTTGGCTTTATCCGCTCCGATAACCTTGGCTGCTTCATTGGCGCCATCTTGGCCGGGAGTATCTTGGTCGAACATAACAATAACTTCATTAAACGATCTGACCCACTCGCGGTTGGCCAAGATAGATTTGGCGGCACTCTGGGCACCGTCAGGGACCGATACAACGGGAAAGACCTTCTTGTACTCGTCAAGCATCGACTGTGCCACAGCGAGGGCGTCAAGCTCCCCTTCGACTATTATCAGCTTCTGACCACCTCGGCTAAACTTTGACTGGCCAAATAGCTCGGTGTTCTTCTTGTCGCCTATGGCTCTAAACATCTTACCGTCTACTTGCCGAATCTTGTACCCTGTAACCTCGCCTAATTTAGTGTAGGGGTAGTAGTGGTGGGTGATATCGTCGCCGCTCATTGCCACGGTTACATTGAAGAACTCGGCGGCGGCTCTGGTAATCTTTCGATCACGGAAACCACGGGCTAGGGTGGGGACTTCGGGGACCTCGGTACTTACTTTTTCGAAACCTTGGATAGTTATCTCCTCTTCTTGTGTGCCGGTAGCTTGGCAAGCGAAACAATAGGTGGTCTGGATGTCTTCGTTATCATATACAGCGTTTGCATCTGAGGACCCACACGCTTCGCATGACGTATGCCCCACAAAGAGGCCAGCTTCACGCATGGATAACAGCCAAATAAACAGCCATCAAAGTTGGTTGTCGGCGCAGTATGCCTTCAACGCGGGCTTTTTGGGTGCGGCTGTCGGGGTTGTAGTCTAGTAATAGTACTCGAAATTCTGTGGGTGTCATTTTTTGGCCTCTGTGTTTTTGGTTGTTGATCATAATGGGTAGTTTTAACTTTTAAGGGCACTTTTTTGCGCTTGTATATAGAGTAGGTGCTAGTAATTTGCCATTGGTGCGGAAAAGTGCAACATATCATACATTTTTGGTTGTAAAAAGTGTTGACAAGCTTACCGGGTGCGTTATAATAGGCGCACATTCAACGAAACAGAGATACTAAAATGGCTAACTTCATCCCTACTTACGAAGAAAAAGTTCAATCTTTAAAAGACACTTTGGCTATGATGACCCCCGAAGAGCACGTAAGGTTTGGCGCTATGTTCGAAAACGATTTAAAGCATTTTGAAGCGCTGCTTAAAGAAACTAAATAAAGTGTTGACAGGGGAGCTAAGTGCCCCCATAATCCACCCACATTCAACGAAACAGAGATAAATAAAATGAATATTACAAACATCGAAGCAACCATTAACGCCCAAATTGCTGACTTAAAAAACTCACTGGAAGCAAACATATTGTGTGGCGATAACGACCGAATCAAAGGTTGCGAGTTTGCAATTATCGAACTGAACATTCTTTTAAATACTTTTAAAGAAACTAAATAAAGTGTTGACAAGCTTACCGGGTGCCTTATAATAGGCGCACATTCAACGAAACGGGATTTACACCATGACAACAGCAGCGAACGTTACAGCTAAGAAAGGCGACACAATATTGTGCGTATCTCAATGTGGAACTACACGGGAAGTGACAGTTATTAGCTGGGGCAAAAAACGAGCCACCTTAGTCGGGTCTCGTTTCGTAGGGACAAGCTGTGAACCTAGTCAGCGATACCACGTGTATCTCGAAAATGGAGAAAAAGTTCACAAGTGGCCAATAGAGCGCACGACTCACCACTACAGAAACATTTAATCTAACCGCCCCCTCCGGGGGCAACTAAGGGGAAACAAAATGAAAAACTTATTATTAATCTCGGTACTTCTATCGGCTTCGGGCTGCTCTATCTTTGACCCAATACCTACTTTTAACCCAGACGGCACCCAGCAGACTAAGGCCGAAAGCAAAGCCTACTGGAAAAAGGCCGCGGAGCTTCCTACATTTATCCACGATGACGGTACGCCGTGGTCTGCCTTGGAGATACAAGCCTACGCCAACGCCTTAAACGCCGCCTACTTGCCTGTGGTGGCGTGTTCGCGTTATAGCTGTGTAACACTCTAATTTGGAAACAAACCCCCTAAGATGCCCATTACGGACGCCCTAGGGGGTTGCTTACTACTTACCGCGTACTCTACTAGTCGCGTAGTTTATGCCGGTACTTACCATTTTATCAATTGCGCTTGGCTGGTTCTTTGAAACTCCTTTTACTTTTTCGAATGTCCGTAATCCACCAAGCCCCAGCATACCGCCCAGGACGGGCATCATTGTTGCTAGGTCGATACCCGGCAAAACTACACCCGAGCCAGATAACAACAGGGCAAAATTCCCGAAGGGTATCAAGATAAAGTTCATACAAAACGCCATCCCGCAAGTCCACCCGATAAACGGGCGCCAACCCGCCACAAACATCGAAGCGCTTTTTGCTTCTTCCTTGTTAACTTCAAGCTGTCCCTTTGCTAACTCTGTGGCCTGCCTAGATGCCAGCGTGTCAATTTCTGCTGCCAGTTTCATGCGCATGTCTGAGTCAGGCACAACCTCGCTTAGTAGATCCGCTACGGGGCCAATTAGGCTCTTAAAGAACTTCATAGGCTACCCCCGTAATACTCCAAAAGCTTCCCAGTCGTAAGCATCCTTGCTTGTCTTTCTGTTCTTTTCGGGGCTTGGTCTGCCAGCAGTGAATCAAGCATTTCTTCCGCTGCTTTTTCAAAAGCTTGGCTAATACAATGGCCCAACATCCTTTTAAACCTGCTCAAGCCATAAACGCCCAACTGATACCCCATGGAGATTAAAACGGCTTTTTGCACATCATTGCATTTTTCAGCCGCCGCCAGAATAAGAGGATATTTTTTAAAACTAGCCTCCACATCTTCTGCGTGTATTCTGCACCATAGTTCTGCCACATCCCTCGGCATACTCGGAAACCCCTTGAAATCCCCAAGAGGCTGCCCGTGGTGCCCTACCTTTAAGCCTACCCCAATCGTGGGATAGCCTAGGGTACAATGATAAACCTTACCAACGTAACCCTCCTCTGCTGCAATTATGGTAACTGCGGTTTTGAATTTATCCATTTTTTTTGATCCTTATGTGTTTACTTTTTCTCGGCGTTGGTAGCCTTGCGGATGCCGTCAGCTACCCCATCAGTCCCATAAGTAATGGTGCTGGTTACGTCTGCGCCTACCGCTTGCGTAATGTCCGCCGCTGCTGAACCGGTAGCAGCAATGGTTTTATTTACAATGTTTTGCCCACCATCTACGGCAGCATTGAAAGTTTGGCAGCCCATAAGAGCCAATGGTATTGCTAGTAATAAGTATTTCATTTTTATTCCCTTTAAAGTAATTAAGTAATTTCAGAATCTAAAGATTCCTGTATGGTAAGTCTTGTGCGAGCTTCTGTTGCAGCTAAGTCTGGGTTTCCACCATTATAAATAACAGGGCATGAAAAATAATTAGAAAGACCTACTGTTTCATAAGTGCCAGAGATTCTAAGTTGACCTTCAGCAGGTATGTCGTAAATTAATGTAATAGCCATTTTAATTACTCCATAAATGTTACTGTTGACGTACCTGAGCCATTCCATTCAGCAGAGAGCGCAGTTATTTCAGCAGATGTAAAGTCATTATAAAACCACCTCCATTCTTTACGGCCTGTATAAGTATAAACAGAAGCTGTTGCGAAAGTTAAAACAAGGTCATCGCCAGATGTTCCTAAAATCATAGAGGAAAACCAATCATCAGCAGGTACAGAGCCATCAGCGGCCTCGTACACAGTGAAGTAAAATGAAGAAGTTCCATTATCATATACACCTGCGTTGTTGTGCTGCACCCTACGGCGTAGCGAATGCAGATTATAAGAGGTGCCACTAATTGTTAGGCTTGTAGGAGATACCGAGCCATTGTCAGGGTTTCGCCAACCTTCAAAACCAAAATATGCTGTGAAAGAAATAACATGAGAGCCCTGAGTTACAGTTACAACATCAAGTATAACGGGCGGTGGGCCTGGCGCAGTATTAACAGTGTTAACAGTTGGGCCGGAGGTGTTAGTCACAGCCTCTATTAATGTCCAGTTAGTTCCATCATTAGAATGCTCAACATTAAAACTACTCGCCCAGTAGTTACTGGAGATAGTCCTAAATCCATTTCTTACGAGCACGCTGCCTATTACAATAGGTGAACCCATGTCGTACTGAATCCAATCGTTAATAAGTTGTGAGGCACCGCGTCTACTAAGATACCAACCTGTAGCAGTATTGGCTGACCCCGCTCGACTGGCTAGAAAATTGGCATGAGGGGTAACATTGGCAGAAAGCTGTGGTATGGTAGGGTTAGAACTAGCATCTTGACCAATAATTAAGTTTGTTAAATTTGCATCTGTATATAAGGCAAACTGTGAAATAAAGGGGCCAGCAGTCACCGTCCTTGCAAACTTAGTAAGCCGAATATAGCGAGCAGTTATTCCCGCAGCAGCAGCAGACTTCCCATGAAAATCGTTCATACTGACAGGGCCAGTAGCTTCCTCAGCCAAAGCCCGTACCGCAGTGTCATTCATAGAAATCTGCGTAGACCCGTCACCGCCAAGAGCTACCTGAACAGACCTGTCAGTTGCAGTGCCAGCAAGAGACATTGTTCCCGAAGCGGCAAGAGTCATTAATCACCGCCTTCAAGAAGAATCCTAGCAGCTTCATCAGCGGCCTTTTGTTCTGCTACAACCCAAGGGTTTTCACTAGTGGTTACTGGCGCTTTAGACTTAGCAATGTCATCAGCAATGAAGATTTCAATTGAATTAACTTCATCAATTTCAGAGTCCTCATCACTAAAATCAGATTGAGAAGCGTTTAAAGCAGCCTTCGTCCATGCCATAGCGTTTTCTTTAGTAACGTCAGCCCAAGCAATAAACCCTTCAGCGTCTACATTAGCCGCAAGACCAATAGATCCATACCTACGGCCTCTGTGCGTTTTACCATCAACCACTTCGTAATCAGAAGCTTCCCAGTGTGCAGTATTAATTGCGCCCGTCGATACGTCAGCATCTAGGGCTACAATGTTCCAGAGTACAGCCATACTTATTTCTCCATCTCAATTAATTTTAATTCTAGTTTCTCTACTTTTTGAGTCAGCTCTTTTACAGCTTCAATAAGAAGAGGGGTTAGCTTTTCGTAATATACAGTCTTGTAGTCATCACCGATTGCAGACTTGGTAACAATCTCTGGTAACACTGCTTCAACTTCCTGAGCAGAAACACCGACCTCCACGCCATTGTAATCTACGCCAAGAG